ACATTGTATATACATCGTATATCTAAATAGATTGAGGGTATCATGGATTTGTCTATTTGTCAATGTATTAGTGTTGTAAAAATACAACATACATCTATGTCATTATGTGGTATTGTATAGTCTTAACTTATGGAGAAAATTATGCCAGATGAATATTTAGAAGCAAACTATCATTTTACTTTGTCAGCTATGATGGACTTGATAGAGAAGTATGGATACAAGAAGATCCTAGAAGACCTTGATGTTATGGTCGCTGATAGGATAGAGGAGGCATTGCTATGCGAGACTGTCTAACTATATTATGCGTAGGCGTTCTAGTTGCTGGCTTTATTGCTAGTATTTGGTACTATACCTATCCGCACTCGGTTGTCTATGCTTGCTCGGATAAAGAAAACAACCCTCCTGATGTACGCAAGCTGTGTGAAAGGTTAACAAGAGGACAATGGTGGAGTCAATGAGCGATAGCAGAGCACTTAGGCGTATGGCTTGCCCTAGCTGTGGCTCAAGCGATGGCAACACGCTATACGATGATGGACATGCCTATTGCTATGTGTGTGAAACTTACACTCATGCCAGTGGGGTTACTGAAATTAAAACTGTAAAGAAAACAATGAATAAGGATTTAAACTTTTATGACTCAGCTAATAGTGGTGCTATTAATGATCGCAATATTTCTGCACCTGTATGTCTAAAATATGGTGTTCGTCAGGACTCCGTAGGGACTAAGCATTACTACCCTTACCACGATGAAGAAGGTCTATTGACCTCTGTTAAAACTAGAGATGTACAGAATAAACAATTCTTCTTAGCTGGTGAGTTTAGTAAAGCTACTTTGTTTGGGCAGAGTCTATTCCCTCGTGGAGGTCGCTATTTGACCATCTGTGAGGGCGAATTAGACGCTCTATCAGCCTTTCAGATGATGGGTGCTAAGTACCCAGTGGTGTCGGTACGCAACGGTGCTGCAGCAGCTCTAAAGGACTGTAAGGCACAGTTTGAATACATTGATTCTTTTGAGAACATTGTGATTGCTTTTGACTCTGATGAGGTAGGACAGAAAGCAGCCGTGTCGGTAGCTGAGTTGTTTGGTGCTAAAGCTAAGCTAATGAAGATGCGTACCACGCTCAAGGATTCATCAGACTATCTAAAGATCAACGCTAACAAGGAGTTTGTTGAAGACTGGTGGAGAGCTGAGAACTATGTGCCTGATGGCATCATCGAAGGATCTACCCTATGGGAGATTGTATCGAGTCCGATGGAGAAAGCTGAAGTCAGCTATCCCTATGAGGGGCTGAACAAGCTAACCTACGGAATCCGTAAGGGTGAGCTGGTGATGGTCACCGCTGGCTCTGGTCTTGGTAAGTCTCAGTTCTTGCGTGAGATTGTGTGGCATATCCTTAATAACACTACTGACAATATTGGTATGTTGTTCTTGGAGGAAGGTGTACGCAAGACTGCTCGTAGCCTTATGTCGCTGGCTGTGGATAAGCCCATTCATTTACCTGATGTGGAAGTTTCTGATGCGGAGTTAAAAAATGCTTTTGATGTCACTCTTGGTACTAATCGGTTGTATCTGTTTGACCATTTCGGTAGTACTTCTCTTGATAATATTGTCAATAGAGTTCGATATATGGCTAAAGGACTCAACTGTGGTTTTGTTGTGCTTGACCACATATCTATTATCGTTAGTGGGGGCGATGTGGGCGATGAACGCAAGGCTCTTGATGCTATCATGACACGCTTGCGGATGTTAGTACAGGAGACAGGTATCAGTTTGATCTGTGTCAGTCACCTAAAGCGTCCTAGTGATCGTGGACACGAAGAAGGAGCTGCAACCTCGTTAGCCCAGCTTAGGGGTTCTGGAGCTATTGCACAATTATCCGATATTGTGATAGGATTAGAACGTAACGGACAGGCTGTGGATATGGTTGAACGTAATACCACCCATGTGCGTGTGTTAAAGAATAGGTTTAGTGGTTACACAGGCGGTGCAAGTGATTTGCTGTACAATCCTAGTACTGGTCGAATGATGGAAATTAAGGATACATTATGAACGAAGATTTAGTAAAAAAAGCAAGAGATTATGCAGCCAGAGACGAGTATGTTGTAACTCGTAGATACATCAGCTCCCTGTGTGATGAGATTGACCGATTGATTCAGCTTAACAAGAATGTGTTTAGCAGGATTCAGGACAATAAAGAGATGTGGGAGAATTCTGAGCGTTATTTGTGGCTACGCAACAGTGCGTGGGATGTAGGACTTGAAAAAGTTGCACCGATTGTTGTAAACTGTGATAATGTAATGGAGAAGTTTGAATGGGTTGAAGGCAGTAGACTTGATAAACTTATTGACGAATGGAGAAACAAGAAATGAGATCAGAACCTAGAGGATTGACAGCAACCTTTGTCGTTACCAAGACTTACTATGTAACAGTGGACGGCTATAGTGAAGACGATGTTTGGTGTCGGGCAGAAGAATTATCCAATACTGATATTAGTGAAGATGACTTTGTTGACATGGAGATAAACATTAAGGATGGATTTGAATATGACTCTCTCTAATCTAAAATGGTACGGAACACTGATATGCTTAGGTGGGATAGCGTTGACCAGTTTCAATATCTATCCATTGAATATTGTCTTTGGTTTAGTTGGTAGCGGTCTATGGACTACTGCTGGCTACATACAAGATGATGCACCTCTGGTCGTTGTTGAGGCTGTAGCTGCAGGACTGTATGCAGTTGGCTTATTAACTTATGTGTTTATACAGGTGTCTAAATGGTTATGAACGAAGATGAATCTTTTGATAGAACTGCAAGCCACATGGCTGGTGAGTATGTTTCATACAATGAACCAGTAGCGTGGACTGATGGCGATGATATATGCCCTGCACTTGGGTACGGCACAAGAATTACAACGGAACACCCTAAAGACTTAGGATGGAAACCACTCTACACCCATCCAGCAAAGACACTAACAGATGAGGAAATAACACAAGTATTTGATGAGTGTTATCCAAATAACGCTGATGGGGATGTAGTTACATTGGTTGATTTTGCTAGAGCAATACTAAGAAAGGCGCAAAATGGTTGAAGCAAAACTGTTACGAAAAAAACTAAAGAATGGCTTGATTGTTGATAAATGGGACTTAGTAACCATTATTGAAAAGCAACAAGCCGAAATTGAGGAGTTAAAAGCCCATCCAACAGAACTAACAGATGAGGAAATACTATTTATTGCAGACGAAGTAAATATTCCTGATGCACCTGATATTAAGGATTTAATTGATTTTGCTAGAGCAATACTAAGAAAGGCTAGTGAGAAATGAAATACAAAACATTTGAAGAATGGAAAGCTGGTCAATGGTTAGAGGACGGTGAGCCACGCACTAAAGCCTACACAGAAGATGAGTTGTTGCTAATTGAAATGGGTTGGCAATATGGATTTGATGCTAGTAATGAGGTTTTAAAACATAAAGTAATAGGCGACGATTATGTATTCGTTTGTAAGCGTTGTGCCGAAGAAATGGGAATTAATTTTGAGGAAGAAAAATGACTGAAGGTGTATGGATTGGATTAGCAATGGCTGGTAGTTTTGCTTTTGGATTTTATACGGCAATCTTTTGTATAAATTTAGCTTTGGAAAATGTAAAAAAGGTACAAGAGAAATGAAATACGATCAAGAAGTTTATGAAGCATTAGCAGAAAATGAACGCTTGTATGGGTGTGCATTGTATGAGCTACGCAAAGGTGATAAGTTTAAGATTGTTGATGATGAACTTAAAGTACCAGTAGCACACGATGAAGTAGACTTAACAGCAGAGTATTGGTTTGGACATATTGATGGTATGTATAGTTATTGTAAAGACCTTGAAGGTAATGTAGTACATTTTGCAGCATGGACGAAAGTGAGGAAAGTATGAAGTTAGAAGAATTGATTGACGCATTAGAACAACGCTATGGGAATCCGTATGCAGCTAAAGAAAACGCATTGATTCGAGAAGCAATTAAACAACTTTGTATTATGTTACAGAAAACTAAAGGAGATCAAGATGAAAACTGTAATGGCAAGTAGTTTATTATTTGTAGCTACATTGTGTAGTGCTCAGGTGGCATCGTTTGAGGATAGTGTTTATAACTTTAAGAACAGTCCGTACAACTATGAGAACTCACAGTACAACTACAAGAATAGTCCTTATAACTTTGACAACAACCCAGCAAATCCGTATGCACCTAATGCAGTATTTGATGCACAGGGAAACCGTGTTGGATATAAAACTCAATCAAATCAAGGCACTACGAACTATTACGATAACTCAGGAAATCGCAGAGGGTATAGCAAAAAATGACTTTTTGTGATATGATGACATTATGCGAATACTTTTAGACATTGAAACCACACTAGCACACGATAAGATTTGGTGTGTAGTTACTAAAGACATTGATACTGGAGAAGTTAGAGTATGGAAAGAAGCAACCGACCTGCGGGAATTCATAAAGGACGCAACTTTGATAGTGGCTCACAATGGGATAGCATTCGACTTTCATCTACTGATAAAGTTATGGAACTGTCAGATCTCATCGAAGAAAGTGAAAGATACATTAGTACTAAGCAGGTTGCTCAATCCAAGCAGAGAAGGCGGACACAGCCTAGCAGCATGGGGCGAGACACTGGGGACTCAGAAGATTGAGTTCGATGACTTTGATTTAAAAACTCACACCTTAGATGAGTTGATTGTGTATTGCAAGCAAGACGTAGAGGTGTTATACAAAGTTTACAACTGTATAATGAATGAACTTAAACAACAGGAATTTTCTGAAACATCACAGGAGTTAGAACATGAAGTCCAAGCAATCATTTGCATTCAAGAAAGAAACGGTTTTAAGATCGATGAGTCTGCTAGTATGTTATTACTATCGGAACTTAAAACTAAGCTGGATATTATTATGGTTGAAATGCAGAGGATTTTTCCTCCCAGAGTCACATCTGGTCGCACCCACAAAACCACGGGTAAACCGCTCAACGACATCATCGAGCCGTTCAACTGTGGGAGTCGCAAGCAAATCGCAGAAAGACTCACCGAAAAAGGCTGGAAACCTAACAAGTTTACAGAAAAAGGGTCGGTCATCGTCGACGAAACCACGCTCGAAGGCATCGACATCCCAGAAGCGAAAGCCATAGCAGAGTACCTGATGCTACAGAAGCGTATAGCACAGGTAGAATCGTGGATAGAGGCGATTAAAGATGATGGTAGGGTACATGGTAGGGTTATTACAAACGGAGCTGTCACGGGGCGTATGACGCACATGAGCCCTAACATGGCACAAGTACCTAATAGTGGAGCTATTTATGGCTCTGAATGCAGAGCTTTATGGACTGTTGAGAAAGGAAATAAGTTAGTTGGTATCGATGCTTCAGGTTTAGAACTTCGTATGCTGGCTCACTACATGAACGATAATGAATATACAACTGAAGTGGTATCGGGCGACATACACACAGCGAACCAAAATGCTGCTGGGTTGCAAACGAGGAATGAAGCTAAAACGTTTATCTATGCCTTTCTCTATGGTGCGGGAAGTACCAAAATCGGGACGATTGTTGGAGGCAGTGCGAAAGAGGGACAACGCCTCATTGATAATTTTCTACACAACACGCCTAAACTTGCTACACTTAGGAAGAGAGTCTCTGAAGCGTTTTCTAAAAGGGGAAGGTTACAAGGTCTTGACGGACGCAAGTTACTCGTACGTTCCGAGCACTCGGCACTCAACACGCTACTGCAAGGTGCTGGTGCGATAGTAATGAAGAAAGCTGTTGTTATTTTGTTTAAAGACTTGACAAAAAGGAGAATATCGTTTAAATTAGTAGCTAATGTCCACGATGAGTGGCAGATTGAAGTACCAGAGCAGTATGCAGAAGAAGTAGGCAAGTCAGGTGTCAGAGCAATTGAGTTAGCTGGACGGGAGTTTAAAATGAACTGTCCGTTGACAGGTGAATATAAAGTTGGTAATAACTGGAAAGAGACACACTGATGGAAGGTAAAGAGTTAACGAAGATTGGAGAAGTAGTTATCACCTTGTTTGAAGATAACACTTATTCTGTAGGGACTTCCATAACAATTAATGATACACTGGAGTTATTAGCTGATGCTTATGAAGCTATTGAAAGTGGAACATTAGATGGTATGGATGTGTTTGAGCAGTTCGGTGGTACAATTCAGTAGTAGTTATTTTAACCGCAGTATATTAAAGGAGTTTTAAAGATGGCAAATACCGAGAAACCTGTGAAGTTTGAAGCCGACATTCAGTGGGCATTCTTAAATCGCAAGTCCGAGATGTCAGGGAAGTACCAAGTAGATCTTTGCAACCTTAGTGCTGGTGCTGTAAAAGCATTAGAAGATGTAGGTCTGCAGCCACGTAAGCGTGAAGACAAGCCTGAAAAGGGTTGGTTCATCACTGCTAAGAGCAACTATGAAATCAAGCCGTTTGACAAGAATGGTGCAGAGATCACAGACGCTGTTGGTAATGGATCTAAAGCTGTTGCAATGATTAAACCTTATCATTGGAGCTGGAAGAATAAGACTGGTGTCTCACCTTCTTTAGCTAAGATTACAATCACCGACTTAGTTGTTTACAATTCTGATTCAGCAGTTGCTGAAGAAGAGATGGACGACGAGATTCCTCTGTGATTGCCGTCGTTGACGCTGACATTTTAGTGTATCGCTTTGGATTTGCATCTGAAGGAGATCCAGCAGAGTTTGCATTAGCAAGACTATCTGAGTTTCTTGACGATCTATACATTAAACTCAACGTTGACGACGTTATTGGTTTCATGACTGGTAAAGGTAACTTCAGAGATGAAGTTGCCGTTACCGCTCCATACAAGGGCAATAGAACTGGTAATGCTAAACCGTATCATTTCGGTTTATTGCGTGAATACATGGAGAAGTCTTGGAACTTTGAAGTCGTCAATGGAATGGAAGCCGATGACGCTTTAGGAATTTATGCGTATGCTCACGATCCTGAAGACTATATTTTGGTTACGATTGATAAAGATATTGATATGATTCGTGGTCATCACTTTGGTTTTGTGAAAGATGAGAAGTATTACATTACCGAAGAAGAAGGAATCCGTAACTTTTATTTACAGATTCTTACTGGAGATAAAGTCGATAACATCATGGGTTTAAAAGGAATTGGACCCGTTAAAGCTAAAAGGATTCTTGAGAAATGCGAAACAGAACTAGAGATGTACAAAGCAGTGGTAGACGCTTACGAAGGAAACTTGGAGCGAGTCTTGGAGAACGGACGACTCCTGTGGATACTAAGAGAGCCAAACCAAATCTGGTCTCCTCCAAGCTAGTCTTGGTTGAGTGGCTAGATGCTTTAGCACAAGGTGAGTGGCATGAAGCAAAGCGAGAGGACTTACGTTGTAAATCAATCGGGTTTGTGGTTCATGAAGACGATGAACAAATTGAACTTGCAGGAACTATAACTGAAGGAATGTGCAACAACAGTATTACTATCCCTAAACGAATGATTACGAAACGGAAAGAAATTAAACTTGAAACCACAATCAGCAAAAGCAAAAGGAAGAAAGCTACAGCAGTGGACAAGGGATCATATACTCCAACGGTTTCCGACGTTACACCAAGATGATGTACGGTCAACGAGCATGGGAGCGGGTGGAGAGGATGTGCAACTCAGTCCTCTGGCTAGGTCGTTATTTAATTACACAGTTGAATGCAAGAATAGAAAAGCAATCGCAGTGTACAAAGACTACGAACAAGCAAAGACACACGGAGCAACAGAGCCTTTAGTAATATTGAAACAAAATCTAAGCAAGCCATTAGCACTAATAGACGCTGAACACTTCTTAGACTTGGTTCAAAAGATTAAAGATTTACAACACCAAATAGATGTATTACTTTTAGTTAAAGGAACAAAATGAAATTCGATTATCCACTTAAATTAAGCTTTACATTAGAGGAAGAAAACAACTTACTTACCAAAGTATTTGTCGTTGAAGGTGATATACAATGGACAGAGTTAATTGTTAAGTTTGCTGATTTCTTAAATGCTCATTATGGTTACGACACAAAAGAAAAGATTGTATTCTTAAGCGATTACGGATACAACGACCAGTGGTCTGTAGTAGGTGAGCGTACTATCACTACTGAGGCTTATAAGTTAGCTAAAGAGATTGATGAAAGACAAGAAGAAATGGACTTTAACGAATGAAAATCCTATTGCTAGATATTGAGACAAGTCCTAATACAGCCCATGTTTGGGGTCTGTGGCAGCAAAACGTCAGTATCAATCAATTGATGGAGTCTTCCTATGTCCTATGCTATGCAGCTAAGTGGCTAGGCGAGGAAGACATCTATTTTGATTCTGTACATCAATCTAAACCGAAAACAATGCTGAAAGGTATTCATGCTCTTCTGGACTCTGCTGATGCTGTTATCCATTACAATGGAACTAAGTTTGATATTCCTACTCTTAACAAGGAATTCTTACTCACCAAGTTGCTTCCGCCATCGCCTTATAAACAGATTGACCTCTTGCGTGTGGTTCGTAGTAATTTTAGGTTTCCTAGCAATAAGCTGGATTATGTATCTCAACGTCTGGGTCTAGGTAAGAAACACGCTCACGAAGGACACGAGTTGTGGGTTAAGTGCATGAACGGAGATAAGGATGCTTGGAAGCGAATGGAAGACTACAATATTCAAGACGTTGTATTACTAGAGAGTCTTTACGATAATCTATTGCCTTGGATTAAGAATGCTCCTAATCGTAACCTGTATCAAGATATAACTGGTTGTCCTACTTGTGGTTCACATCATCTACAAAAGCGTGGTACAGCAGTTTCTACTACTGGGACATATCAAAGGTATCAGTGTCGGGATTGTGGATCATGGAGTCAAGGTACTAAGTCAATTAAGAAAGCTGTGGAGGTTAAACATCATGGATAGTCCAGTAGCAATGCCTTATCCTTACGGACATGTTTACGACCCCCATGAGCATGACGTAACTGACTTCTTCCGCAAAGCTAAATTAGCTGCTAAGGTGGCTGATTTATCTGCTGGAATGGAGGATGCTGGAGATGTCATGGCAAAACAGGTAGGTGGTACGCACTATAAAGGTGCAGCCGTCCAACCTTGGGACATATTTATGCAATATAAACTTGACCCTTGGTCAGCAAATGTGGTAAAATACATACTTCGTTTCCCTAGAAAAGCTGGTAAACAAGACCTCGAGAAAGCTAAACACTACATCGAGTATCTTTTAGCCAACTATGATAGTGTGTACGATGTGTATTATAAGGAGACTGCATGAAATGGCTTTAACATTAATTGACATAGCTGACAGACTCAAGCAATTTCCAGAAGTGGAGTTGCTAGAGTTGTTAGATATAAGTAGTGAAGAATTGGTTGATCGCTTTATGGATCGAATTGAAGACAATGCTGATAATTTAGAAAGAGAAGTTGAATGACATATAAGATGACACCGTACAACACCTTCATTGCTAAGAGCCGATATAGTCGGTATCTCGATGACAAGGGACGTAGAGAGCACTGGAATGAAACTGTAGCAAGATACTTTGACTTTATGGAGACACACCTAGCAACAAAGCAGAACTATGTATTAACACAAGAACTACGTGCAGAGTTAGAGCAAGCGGTAAATGATTTAGCAGTAGTGCCAAGCATGAGGGCAGTAATGACTGCAGGACCTGCGTTAGAGCGTCAGAACGTGGCTGCATTCAATTGTTCTTACTTACCAATAGATGACCCTAAAGCTTTTGATGAAGCGATGTATATCCTTCTCTGTGGCACTGGTGTCGGTTTCTCTGTGGAGCAACAATATGTATCTAAGTTACCTGAAATCCCGACTAAGTTGTACGATAGTAAGAGTTCTATTGTTGTGTCGGATTCTAAAGAAGGATGGGCAAAATCACTTCGACAGCTCTTGGCTCTTTTGTACGCTGGCGAGATTCCAAAGTTTGACGTATCACGAGTTCGACCTGCAGGAGCACGTCTCAAAACATTCGGTGGACGAGCTTCTGGACCCGAACCTTTGGAAGAACTTTATAAGTTCTGTGTCACCAAATTTAAAGGAGCAGTTGGTAGACGTCTCAGTTCCCTTGAATGTCATGATATTCTGTGCAAGATCGGGGAAGTTGTTGTCGTGGGCGGAGTCAGACGATCAGCAATGATCTCGTTGTCGGATCTATCTGACGACAAGATGGCACACGCTAAAGCAGGTGCTTGGTGGGATGGTCACGGTCAAAGAGCATTAGCTAACAATTCTGCTACTTATACCGAGACACCTTCTATTGGTCAATTTATGAGAGAATGGAGTTCTATTTATGAATCACACAGTGGGGAACGTGGTATCTTCAATCGTGACGCTTCTCAGGTGCAAGCTGCTAAGAATGGACGACGAGATTCGACTTATGCTTTTGGGACCAATCCGTGTAGCGAGATCATACTCCGTCCTTATCAATTCTGTAATCTGTCTTCTTGTATCATTCGCTCTGATGATACTTATGACAGCATCGCTAATAAGATTCGTTTGGCAACCATTCTCGGCACTTTTCAAGCGTCGTTAACAGACTTCCCTTACTTGCGTAAAGTATGGCAAAAGAACACTGAAGAAGAAGCATTGTTAGGTGTGTCGATGACTGGCATCTGTGACAATACTTTGTTGAATAACCCTGATGATGAGGGATTACCTGCTCGATTGGAGAAACTACGTGATATTGCTATCGCTACTAATGCTGAGTTTGCTAACGCTATTGGAATTAATCAGAGTGTTGCTGTCACGGCTGTTAAACCCGAAGGAACCGTCAGTCAGCTTTGCTCTACTGCCTCTGGTATTCATCCTCAGCATAGTAAATATTATATACGTCGTGTCAGAGCGGATAACAAAGATCCACTGACACAGTTTATGATTCAAGCTGGTTTCGTTGCAGAGCCTTGCGTTATGAAGCCTGAGTCAACTACAGTCTTTAGTTTCCCTGTTGCTGTCGCTGAAGGTGGACTGTTGCGTGAAGACTTAACCGCTATTCAGCACTTACGCTTGTGGTTGATTTTCCAGCGTCACTACTGTGAGCATAAGCCGTCTGTGACTATCTCTGTCTTAGAGAACGAATGGATGGATGTAGGGGCTTGGACATTTAAGCACTTTGACGAAGTAACTGGAGTGTCTTTCCTACCGATGGATGGTGGTACTTACAAGCAAGCACCGTATGAAGAAGTAGACGAAGAATCCTACAATAGATTGAAGTCGCTAGTACCGACTACAGTAGATTGGGAGAACTTTAAGGAATACGACGACAATGTGGAAGGAGCACAGATGTTAAGCTGTACTGCAGGAGGATGTAGCATCTAGAAACAAAAGAGCCCTCGAAAGAGGGCTTTTTCATTACTACTGTCCTGTTATGGGATTCGGTGGAGCAAAGTTAAACTGCATCTCATTAGATGGAGCAGCCGTTGATGGTTGTTGTTCTTCATTACCGAAGTCTTGAATAGCACCTAAGTAAGCACCGTATGAACCACGACGGGCAACTTGACCAGTTGTGTACTGCAATACTTTACCAGCTAATGATTTAATCTTCTCTGTATCTTCAACAGTATTAATCTTTTGGTACAATGCAGCAGTTTCTTTTAACTTATCTGTGTCTAATAAGAAGTCACTAATTGCAGCACGTTCAGTTTGATTAGCTTTGTTTTGAAAGAACTTACTTAAACCAATTGTAACTTTTTGGAATGGTGAAGTAATCTGACGACGAGCCAATGAAACAATTTGCTCAGGAGGCATACCAGTAAACTCTTCAATCTTAGTCTTACGGATACTGGACAAAGGAATATTCAACTTCAAGGGATTAGAATACAACGATTGAGTTGCTTCAGCCAATGCCTCTACGTTCTTGATGTATGTTGGTCCGAATAAAGTATCTAAAGCATCTTTATTCTTTAGGAAATCATCGTATGTTCTACCGCTTGTAGTCAATCCTTCCAACACAGATGCTCTAAAACCTTTTAAGGCTTCAGGATTCTTGTTTAACTCTTTCATAACCTGAGCACGGTCATTAGGAATAGTCAAGAACCTACCAACAACAGTATCTAATTTCTCGTTACCAATACGACTAAACAAGTTATCAGCTTCACGCTTTTGCTCAGTCTTAAGTAAGTTGGTTAACTTAGCTTGTGTATTGAGAAGCAACTTAGAATCTGTGGATAGACCACGAATCTCATCAGCAATCTCAGGAACAATCTTTAATGAGTCTTTGTTTTTTGCAAGGAAACGATCAATTAACTTAGGATTTACAGAACCATCTGCATTAAGTAGATTAGGTGTCTTAGCTAAGTCATACATGAATGAATCACGAACAATGTCTTTACCTTCGTTACCAGCAATGTCTAAGAACTGATTCAAAGCTGAAGGATTCTTAGTTAAGACAGGAACAGTTTGTTCAACAAATCCTTTGCTACCAATCTCTTCAATTGCTCTGGCTTCAAATGGAATGCCTACTTTACGTAAGTACTCAGCATCAGCACCACGATAGGAAGTCTTGAAAGCATCTGGTAGTTCATCGACAACACTGTTTAACTCAAACTTTAAGTTATTCAGTACACGACGAGTATCTTGGCTAGCGTTACCACGCAATGCCTCGTTGATACCACGCTTAAGGGAATCAAGATCACGTACAGTAGCGTCTTTAAAGATCTCAGTTCCGTCTTCTAATACTTCAGGACCAAACTTAGATTTAATCTTTCCGTATATTCCTGGAAAAGTTTTAAAGATGTCTTGGTTTACTTCATCATTAACAAAACCATACAGACGCTCTGTTTGAGTTGGGTTTAATTTCACCCCTGCTGCAGTAGCGTCGTTAAGAGAAGTCTCATACAACGGAGCTACTTCTTTACGAGCAATAGCTTCTTTAGATTTAACTAAATTAACTGTTCTGTTTCCTAGTTGTGTTGGATCGACACTATCAATACGATTACCAATAGTGGCTAATTCATCATCAATGTCAGTAAGTCTACGAGTTAAACTCTTGGTTGCAGAGGCTGGCTGAGCTGTGGCTTCTAATAGACGCTCTGAAGAAGCCTTACCAAACAATGCTTTAGCACGGTCTAGAATAGCTTGTTTAGCATCTAGTTCTTGTTGACGCATTGCAGCACCAAAGCCAGATGGATCAGCAGCAGCTTGTGAACGAGACTCTTGTAGGATTACATTAGAGCCTTGTGTCGCTGCAGGAGCAGGTAACTTAACTCCTGTAAGTCTTTCAATCTCAGTTGCACGAAGCAAGTTAGCATTGATTTCTGGATCTGATTCCAGTGCTTTAATAGCTACGCCAGCAGCTCGTTTATTACCAGCAGCTTGAGTTAAATCTGTTAATGTTCCACCAGCACCAGCAGAGTTCTTCAGGTTACTAACAATAGATGAACCATTTAAAGCTAAGTTAGTTGGAGAGAATAGTGAATATGAACCACCAAGGAAACCACCAGCAATAGCTCCTGGAACTCCACCTAGTTCACCACCTATTTCAGCACCAGCAGCACTTGGGATTGCAGTGGCTGCAGTAGTACCCATTCGAGGCATTCCAAACAAAGGAGAAGTATAGTATGTAGAAGGGCTTGCAGCAGTCCGCACAGCAGCTCCAGCAGCTCTTCCGAGCATGGTATTAGGCTCCTGCCCAGAAAGACCTAATTGCTGTCTAGCAGCTTCTAAAGCTTGATTAGAGGTAATGTCATATCCTGATGGATAACCGAACAAAGGAGCAAATCCTGTGGCAGCTTGAGCCCACGGCAGAGCAGCTACAGTCTCACGAAGTGGTCCTTCTATTGCTTGTTCACCAATAAGCCTAGCCTCTGAAGGCTTTGGCTCAGCAGGTGCTTTCATATAGTCAGGAACTATATCACTTAAACTAAATGTAAAGTTAGCCATATTATTGTAAAGTTCCTTCGTTTCCTTTAGAATCTATAACTTTAGTTGGTTTACCTGAAGCATCAACTTGAGTTACTTTCAATGGACCAAGTTTAGAATGATTAAAAGTCTCTCCAACCGTATAGGCTTTTTGACCTCTAGCAGCTCCGCTACCTGTTACAGTTGCTTCCCAAGGAGGAGCAATGAAGTCTTCTTGACCACGCAACTCAGGAACACCAGCAGAGGCTTTTAATATTGTATCACGTTTTGCGGTATAAGTACGCTTTAAATTACCTTGAATTGCTTCAAGAACGTTCTTCTGATCTTCTTTAGTTTCTTCAGTAATCTTACCTTCAAGGAATTTACCAAGACTATTCTTAACACGAGTAGGTAAATCACCAGTATTAATAAGTCGTTTAATTTCCTCACGAGACTTTTGCTTATCACCACCAAGAGCTGTTACAACTGTGTTTTCAAAAGCAGCCTGAGCAAAAGGAGTACCTTGGTCAATTAGAGTTAAACCTTGGTTTACAGCAGCTCCTTGGGTAATAAGAGGATTAACTTCTTTTAAGAAGACATCTCTACGACCAGCACCAAAGTCAAACATCTTAGCATCTACGGATAACTGAGGTGTCCTGCTAGAGCCTTCCGCAGCAATAGTTCTATTGTATTCTGCAATACGTGGGTCTTGTGGATTAGCACGAATTAGAGCATCTCGTTCTTGAACCAGTTTACCCATTGTAGATAGGTTCTCACGAGTCTTAGAAGTAACAGTAGCTTGTGATTCCAACATCTTCTGAGCTGCCGACACTGCCATCTGAGCTTGCTCTGGATAACCTGCTTGCACTAAAGCAGTAGCTAACTGCCTTAAACCAGTAGGATTAGTTGTGTCGAACTGGCTTGCAAGTTGCTTAAGTTCCGTTGCTTTAGCAAGCATTGGGTCTTTACCGCCCATTAATGTTGCACCAATAGTCCCTAACTGCTGACCACCACGGAATGCTCCGTATTGTCCTTGCTCTGCTCCAGACAGTTGAGCAAACCGAGAAGCTTGAGCCTCTTGATTAGCTTGCATTTGCATCTGGTATGTTGTGGGGTCAATACCAAACAACCCTTGTACTATTGAATTATCAGCCATTAATATAGTCCTATATCTGCGTTCATACCACTGTATCCTTCACCAGCTCCCATACCGCTACTGTTTGAACCAAAATAGGTCATGTCACCAGATGTTTGATACCCGTCATAGTTTGGTTTGTTTATTTGATTCTGGAACCAACTATTAAGTGCTTGATTAGATCCGAGACCTTGCAATGCAGCACCACCGAAGGAATATTGATTACCTGTTTGAGCAGTTCTTGCAGCGTTGATACCGCCAGTAAGCAACGCATTACCAACGTTAGCACCTGCTGTAGCTTGTTTTGCACCCAATGCAGTAGATAAGTCGAATGGCTGTTGACCCATGCCTTCGATGCTTCCAACCAATCCCAATTGAGTCTGTAATGGGCTGTATCCAGCAGTTGTAAGAGCAGGTACTTGACCAAGTAATCCACCGCCTGTGCCAAACAAACCAGCACCAAACTGAGTACGTTGTTGACCGTATTGGTCTGCTTGAGCAGCTAATGTTTTATCTGACTGTGCAATAGAATTATAATAAGCAGCTAATTCTGGATTAGTTTGTTGTAATCCTCCAGCCATAGTTCCACCAGTAGCTAAACCAGTACGACCTGTTTGATATTGTTGGTTACGTAAACCAGCTAATTGTTGTTCACGACCTGGAGCTAACAGACCTTGTTGTTGAGCCATGTAGTCTGCAGCAGCTTGTTGTGGAGAAGTAGCTAGATATTGTTGACCAAGATTAAATAAGGAAGAAGCTCCACCCATTAACGGTTGTGCTGCTTGACCTATTGCTTCAGGATTAAACGCTTGAGCTTGACCAAAGATATTATTCTGAATACCTTGAAGTCTAGGATCAAGAGTATACCCTGCGGAAGCAATTGTTCCGTCAGGATTCATTGTAAAGTTAGATGACCCTAGATTAGTAGTTACACCAACAGGAGTAAATCGAGCTGCCTGAGCTGCTTGATCTGCTGCGTATCGTTGTGCGTCGGCTGATGTATTCGCTGCAGACTTGGAAGCCTGACTCGACATGTATGCACCACCAACTGTTGCTGCTGCTACTGCTGCGGCTCCCCATGGCATATTAAGTTCCTTCTTTCATAATTAATACCTCATCTACTTTATCTGGATTAGTTTCTTCTGTTGCATGAATACAAAACCATACTGCATCTTGCAACGCTGTAATGGAATGGTGTACTCCTTTGTGTATAGTAATACAAGCAGGAGCAGTGTACTTTATAGCTTTTGCATCTGTTTTAACAATTACTTCACCTGCAGCTAAAATGCTTAAATGGTCGTACTCATGAGCATGACTTAAAGCAAAATAACCTTTAGGCAACATCATTTGTTTAGCGTACACTCCGCTAGAGAAATGGTGCTGTGTTCCTAAATCTACTTCAAAAGTACCTTGTAGTTCTTTAAACTGTTCAGATACGGTGTGCATTTTTATCCTTAAACATCTCTGTACGAATACAAACAATCATTGCTATTCTGTCTGTATCACTTTCGTTATCTACCCAATGAGGATTAGAGTTATCAAACCACCAAGCTTGTCCTAATTCAGGATCTATAACACCATCATCAAATCCAAATATAGAACCTTTAGCATTTAGAATCGGTACATAAAACTTATCGTAATACTGAGCATGCCAGCCTGCGTCTGTATGTCTTGCGATGTGTCCGTTTGCAGGTAGTTTAGTAATTAAAACACCTCCTAAACGCTCACCGTCCACAACACGCATTAAATCAAAGACTACTTTTTTAACACTTGGTATCTTATCTATTACTGGATACCAGATTGAGTCATGTTCTGCTTCAAATCCTTCTAAACTACCTTTAGCTTCAAAAGGTCTTACATCGTTATATCTAGCCCAGATGTCTTGCATTTGAGCATGGGGTGAGTTAGGAAAAGTTCTTCTATATTCGTATTTATCAAACTCATCGTAATTATCTAGCAGTTCTTTTTGTAACGGAAGAACGTCTAGATTACTACAAACTAATTCATGACTTGTAATCAAGCAGTACGCTTCCACATCTTAACAACGATAAATGGCTGTACGTTAGCATTAGTTCCACTTGAACCTGTTGAAGCATTAGTAGTAGCTACTGTAATACCTGTTGTAGCTGTGCTAATTGTTGTTCTTCCTTTAGGAGTAGGACGACCTCCGCCACCTTGAGCATTATCACTTGTATCAAATGTACCGACTTCACCAGTATGTGTATGTCCAGCATCTGTAACAACAGAAGTTGCAGTATGTGTATGTGATACAGTAATAGCGTCTTTTGAACCACCAGTTTCTTCGAGTGTATCAAACAACGCATCAGCAGAATCTAAACCAACAATAACTTTACCTGCACCAAAGGCTGTCCATGTACCAAAACCTAATAATGTATTAGGATTAGTAGAGACAGAAGCATTAATATAAATAGAACCTACTGGGTATATCAAAGCTAAAGCAGCAGTAACAAATGCTGTAGTAGCTAATTGAGTAGTACTTGTTCCAGCAGCAGCCGTAGGTGCAGTTGGTGTTCCTAATAAAGCAGGACTTGATATATCTGCTTTTGATGAAATAGCAGAAGAAATAGCTGTAAACTCAGTATCTAGTTCTGTACCTTTAACAATCTTTCCTGAATTACCAGTTGGAAGCGTGTCCTTGGTGGTAAAATTAGTTGACTTTGAATAATCAGACATTATATATTCTTTCCTGTTTTAATAGCTACGTCTACTTTTTGAATAGATAGCGGAGATCCGTTAATATCTGATTCAAATCCAATTTGTAATACTTTACCAGAGCCTGAAGCATTGAATTTTAAAGTATCCAATGCAATACCATTAGCATATTCTGCAATACCATATTCAGCGATTCCATATTCAGCTAAAGTAATAGACTTTAAAGTAAGTGTACTGCTGTTATAGTTGTTGGTATAATCAAATCCCCACTTAATAGCAATAATCTGACCACCGCCACCAATAACAACCATTCCTAGCTTTTTAAGAATTTTAATAGATGTTGGTTGTTCAAAGTCAAAATAGTTAGTGTAGTACGACCAACGATAACTAGCTGTATTATCCTGATAACCAGTATAGTTACCAATATATCCTAATTGTCCTAAATATAGGTTTCTATTTTCTGTTACATAAAACGATGTTGGATTAATGTTCTTCCAGATGGTTGTTCTTGCTGCACCATTCTCTAAAACACCACGAGTATCAAAGCAATAAGTAAAACCTACTGACGGTAACGATAATAGATAAAAAGCATCTGTGGCATAATATACAGCTTTAATATTCTTTAATGTTTCAGTTGCTACGTTAGCAATCAAATCATCACGGACGTTCTTAGAGACATCACGCAATGGCATAGACTTCTCTTGAATCAAACGACCAAGAGACTGTACACCTGTTTCAGATAAGAACATAATATCTGAACCAAACACAGAAGCTACAGAATCACGAGCAATACAGCCAACACCTTTAATGACATCTTGTAGTGTCATGGTTGCTGGATCTTTAGGATTAGCATAAACTAAAATAGTTCTACTGCACATGATAATTAAAAAACCATTATGTGCTGCTAATGCTACAATACCGTCCCCAGTAGGGATGACGGTACTTATGTCTAAATAACCTGAAGTACCTGTAGTAAAATTAGATGGATCTTGTAAGTCACTAAAGTAAACAGTTTGATTATCACCTGTTATGTTGGCAGTCCACATCCGTCCATAAGCTGTTATAGCACAGTTAGGAAGGAATGTACTTACAGAATATCCTGTAGGTAAAGTTCCAACATCTCCTAATCTTTGAAAGCCATAAGACCCAGTATGATTATGTGTTGCATCGCCTAATTTATGGTAAACCAATACTGGATGACCTGCTTGAACAAACACAGCATGAGCAGAAGTATTACCACTACGGTTGTAAGGCATACCAGCAATCTGCCAGTTGTCATCAGTAATTGTATAGGCGGTTGTTCCTGTACCAGCAGCGTCAACAACTGTTGTGTTTACGGCTGCTGTTAATGTGGTAGTACCAGTATATATTTTATTACCAGCACAACTAAAGACTACATTACCATCAGACTTAACAAATTCAAATACTGTTCTAACTGCTGGGCTTGATGCAATTGCTGTTGTATTGACTTTACTCCAGCCCTTACGAGCACCGATACGACCATATTTATCAACGACACAGTTAAACGCTTCTAGTGCATACCCGCTTGTGAGCTGTACTGAAGCATCTTGAATATTAAGTCCAGAGAATCCTGGAGCTTGTATCGACCCTGTTATTAGAGCTTCAGCCATTAAGCTGTCCACTCCGCTTCTTCAAGATACCGACCTGATTCAAGAGCAATAGCGTCGCTTAAAGATTGTCTATACATTGCAAAAGCTTCGTTAGAAGCAATACCGCCATCTTCTCCACGCTCACCCATTGCACGAGCTAGAGCATTAAATATGACTGGCTCTGAAGGAATTAACAAAGCATCTGAGTTAGCCGATAGTGGTACTTGTGGCTTAATGACGTTAAAACGAATATCATAAACACCGTTAGGAATTGGATATAAATCTACCTGAGTATCTCCGTTAGCGTTTGTACCATTAAAGTTATAGTATCTTGGCTGATCTTTTTGTGCTGTCTGTATCAAAAACAACTTATTCATTTGTTCAGTTGTTTGTAATTCTAGAAAATAGTCGTTGGTATCGTTAATAACATCAATCACACGAAAGCGTTGACCAGATCCTACCAATACATAGTTAAATACATCTGCACCTGTCGTGGCGGACAATGTGTCTGATAAAGCATTCCAGTTATAAGCATCTTCACACTGACGCTTAGCATCATTAATAAATTTACCAATAAGCTTTGAATAAGCGTTGTCCGATACAGAAGAAACCTCGTTCTCACGAAGTCTAATCAGTACGTCATTTACTAACTGTAGGTATGTCGGGGATGCCATGGTGTCCTTATATTAACACAATTTATACTAAATGTCAAGGTTTTTATCTATTTAAGAATATACTCTTGTGCCAGCTTTGTCTATAATCAAAGCCTGTTTACGTGGTAATGTAGAAAAGCTATTAGGAACGCTTATATGCGTCCATGAGTTGAATTCTCTGATGATCTGGTCGTACCCTATATCCGAAGCTATAATCGCCTTCACGACCTCATCTGGGGTCATTCCAGGGACTCTGATGTCAGCAGCACATCCGATACGATGCTGGCTAGTGTCTTTAGATCCAACAGCATCATTAACCTGTTTAGATCTAAAAGCAGAGTTAATCATAATAGGCTTATTACCTAGTACTTCTTTAACTCTTTCTAGCATAGTAGCTAAACGACCTAAGTTAGCACGTTCTTGCTCATTAGGAGTATTGTCAAACTCACGATGATCTGTATGAGTTAACTCTTCCAGAGTAAAGTGTTCACTTACTTGCATCTTTATCCTTAGCTTTCATGTCCATGATCTTTTCTAGTGTTCTACCACCGAAGTAGAATGACATGATTAACATACCCCATTGACCTAATAACTGGACATACTCACCTGTAACATCAATCTTAGCTGCAGATAAACCAGCAAAAATAAAGTAACCAGCAAGAATAGCAATTAACGTCATGGGTCTTATGTTTTTCGATAACCATGAGTCACTGGTCATGTCAGCTTGTAGTCTCTTCGTTAACTCTTGTGCTTCATTCATATCCGCTTGAATGTCAGCAAGTTTACCTTCCTGAGCTAACTTAGCTAGGTCTAACTGTGCTTGTGCTTTCTGTGCAGGATCGGGAATCAGCTTATCAACAAGCTTCATTCCTACTCCAATGATGTCATCTATTCCAAACATTATTTACCCCTAAAGTTTATAACCCCAAGTACAAAACCACGCAATAACAGCAGCAGCAGCAAAACAATAGAACTGTACTCTTCTTACAGCTTTAATGTCATGTTGGTATTCGTCTTTGTTTTTCTGTTCCATCTTCTCTATATCTAACTTAATCTTAAGCAGTGCTTCCCACTCTTTAGCACCATGCTTTTTAATAAAATCTATCTTTATCTTTGCTTCTTGGTCACTTATTTGTTTCTTGTGATTCCAATCGTTTAGAGCTTTAATGAGAGCAGTTTCTTTTCTAAACTCTGCTTCTCTAGCTGCTCTACGTCTTTCTGTTGCTTTTTGCTGTGCAACATCTGCTGCATCTTGATGTATAGCTTCTACTTGTTTCCCTAATGCTTTACCACTCTCACGACCAGCATCAAGACTACCAGTGAGTAGCTTTACTCCTTCGTGTATTCCGTATGGATCTGGCATTCAACTTAACAATCCCACTTCTTGAGTGCTAATGATTTACGAGTAGGTCTACCCTTTTCATCCTTCATAGGACCCTTAACACCTTCCATACGAGCACAGAAACTCTTACGTCTACCTGCAGCTTTAGGAGACTTTGCAGCCTCCTTAGCGGACACTGGTGGCTTTAACTTAGATCCTGTAGTCTTATTATAAAAGTCTCTACCTTTTTGATTAAGTCCACCTTCAGGGTTCTGATAAACTTTCTTAACCATTACTTTTTCTTCTTCGCAGTCTTAGCAGAGTCTTTAAAGTCTTTAGCTGTAGGAGCACCTTTGCTACCAACTTTACGCATCTTTTCGCCAGAACCTTCAGCTATACGTTTTTTCTTAGCAGCAATGTTGGCATACAAGCCCATCTTAGTAGCCACGCTTAGCTCCCATCTTCTTCATTGGTTTAGACTTACCTGCACTGCTCAAAGCCATAGCAATAGCTTGCTTCTGTGGCTTACCAGCTTTCATTTCTTTTTTGATGTTATAAGATACAGTTTTTTTAGATGTTCCAGATTTTAGTGGCATAATTCTCCTTAATAAGTATAAGATACTGCT